CTTTGCAGATAGTGGTTCTTTATATGTATACGATAAGTATAATGATGTTTATCGTTATATNNCNGCNGCNGGATCTATGGCGGGACTNNCAGCAAATGCAGATTTAGTTGCAGATGCATGGTTCTCACCAGCTGGATTCACAAGAGGTAATGTTCGTAACGTTACTAAACTAGCATGGAACCCTAATCAAGCGGAAAGAGATGCATTATACAAGACAGGTGTAAACCCAATTGTTACTTTCCCAGGTCAAGGTACAGTGTTATTTGGTGACAAAACGTTACAAGCTAAGCCAAGTGCATTCGATAGAATTAATGTTAGGAGACTATTCATTGTTCTTGAGAAAGCAATATCTACAGCGTCGAAAGCATCATTATTCGAATTTAATGATGAATTTACGAGAGCTCAATTTAGAAATATGGTTGAGCCATTTTTGAGAGATGTTCAGGGTAGGAGAGGTATTACAGACTTTAAGGTTGTTTGTGATGGTACTAATAACACTGGTAACATTATAGATGCTAATAAGTTTGTAGCAGATATTTATGTCAAACCTGCAAGATCTATTAACTTTATTACATTAAACTTCATCGCTACAAGAACTGGTGTTGAGTTTAGTGAAATTGCGGGAGGTAATTAATCATGGCGATTTTAGGCGTAGATGATATAAAAGCCCAACTAACGGGTGGCGGAGCAAGACCTAATCTATTCCAGGTCACGATGAACTTTCCAGCTGGTATAACTGGAGGAGCAAGACGGTCGAGAGGTCGTGGATCTGGTGGTAGTTCAACTACTAAAGCTAGCTATATGTGTAAAATGGCTTCATTGCCAGGTAGCACAATTGCACCGATTGAGGTTCCTTTTAGGGGTCGCAAATTGCAAATAGCTGGTGACAGAACGTTTGATCCTTGGAGTATTACTGTAATAAATGATACAGACTTTGATGTACGTAATCAATATGAAGAGTGGATGAACATGATTAATCAACATAAATTGAACACTGGATTAACAGATCCTAGTTCTTATATGGCTGATATGATTGTTGAGCAGCTTGATAAAGATGGTACAGTACTAAAGAAGTATGATATCAGAGGAACTTTCCCTACAACTTTAGGAGCGATCGAGCTTGATTATGGCTCAGAGAACGTTATCGAAGAGTTTGAGGTTGAGTTACAAATACAGTATTGGGAGTCTAATACAACAACGTAAATCATCGATATAACATAAGGAGTGCCTTCGGGCACTCTTTTCTAAGTGTTATAAATAATATTTAGAAAAGAGTGAATTAGGACAATTAAAAAATATGGCAGAAAGCAGATCACTATTTGGCTTTGAGTTTAAACGAAAAGCAATAGAAACAGAAAAGAAACCAGTATCGTTTACTCCAGATAACGAAGACGGTGCATACGAGATATCCCCAACAGGTGGATACTTTGGTCAATACATGGATCTTAGTGGAGATCAGTACAAAAACGATAAAGAATTAATCATGAAATATCGTTCGGTAGCTACATATCCTGAAGTGGATATGGCTATTGAAGACATATGTAATGAAGCAATTACTGATGAGAATGGTATTATCGCTAAGCTAAACCTTGATAATTTAGACCAAGCAGATAAAGTTAAAGAACTTATACAAGATGAATTCAAAAGGATTCTTAATCTAACTAACTTCTCATCTACGGCATATGATACATTTAGACGTTGGTATATTGATGGACGTATATTCTTCCATTGTATTATTAATCCAAATAAGCCTGAAGCTGGTATACTTGAATTAAGGCAGATAGATCCTACAAAGATTCGTAAGATTAAAGAGACTGAAAGGGTTAAAGATCCGAAAACTGGCGCTGATCTTGTAAGAGAAGTTGCTGAGTATTATTTGTATCAAGATGATACAATGAATCAAAGCGGTGAAGGATTAAAAATTAATCCTGATGCTATTATTCAAGTTAACTCAGGAATGCTAAATGAAGAACGCAATAAGGTTGTAGGTTACTTACAAAAAGCCCTTAAACCTATTAACCAATTAAGCATGATGGAAGACTCACTTGTTATCTATCGTATATCGAGAGCACCTGAAAGACGTATATTTTATATAGACGTTGGTAATCTACCTAAAGGTAAAGCAGAAGAATATTTAAATAATACGATGAATAAGTATCGTAATAAGGTTGTATACGATCCTACCACAGGTAATCTTAAAGATGAAAAGATTCATCGCAATATTATGGAAGACTTTTGGTTACCTCGAAGAGAGGGTGGCCGTGGTACTGAGATTGATACTCTTCCAGGTGGTTCAAACCTTGGTGAGATTGAAGATATTCAATACTTCCAACAAAAATTATATAGGTCTTTAAATATACCTATGTCAAGATTGACTGAAGCAGATGCATTTTCTGTTGGTCGATCTTCAGAAATTACGCGTGACGAACTTAAATTCCAGAAATTTATTGATCGTATTCGTAATAAGTTCTCAACACTATTCTATGAAGCACTGAAAAGGCAGTTAATCCTTAAAAAGATTATTGTGCCAAGTGACTGGGTAAATATCCGCGAACAGATAGCAGTTGAGTATTCTAGAGATAATTACTATGCTGAATTGAAGGACGCAGAAATCCTTCGTGAAAGAATAGAAATGTTACAAATGATGGATGAATATATTGGTTCGTTCTGGTCGAAAGATTGGGTACGTAGAAATATTCTGAAGTTGGATGACGAGATGATTAAACAAATCGCTAAAGATAATAAAGATGATCCAGTAGATGATGACTTTATTAATCCAGATTTGAGTAATTCAGCTTTATAAACATATTGTATACATAAAGTTTACTAGAAATAAACATTTTTATAAATACTTAACAGAGAGATTATGAGCACAAGAGAATTAATTGACAATATAAAGGCGGGCGATGCGCAAACAAGTAACAATACTTTTAATAGTATTATGCATGATAAATTAATTGACGCATTAGACACACACAAACAAGAAGTTGCTTCTAAAATGTATGGAGCATCTGATGATACTCCAGCAGCCGAAGAACCTGCTGTAGAAACTGACACAGGAGAAGTTGAAACGGATGCTAACGTTTAAGGAATCATTTAATGAAGTAATTGAAGCTAAATTAAAGCTCGGTGGTGGTGAAAAGGTAGTCAAGACTATGAAAAAGCTTGGCAAGAAGAAAAATATTGAGGCAGTTATTACAAGTGCTAAAAATAAGTTTAACTTGTATATAGATGGTCTCAAGCTTGATTCATATAAAGATCAAGCTGCTGCTGAGAAAGCAGTAACAGAATTCATCAAATTAATGGGAGCATAAATGAAGTTAATCACAGAATATACTCAGAACCAACTTAGTTATTCTATACAAGAAGGCAAGAATGGCGCAAAGAATACTTTCTTAGAAGGTGTTTTTATGCAAGCTGAGAACAAAAATAAGAATGGACGTATATACACACGTGAAGTTCTTACAAAAGCCGTTGATAGATTTGTCAACGAGCAAGTTATTACAGGTCGTGCAGTAGGTGAATTGAATCACCCTGATGGGCCTTCCATTAATTTGGATAAAGTTTCTCACAGAATTACTGAACTTAAATGGGACGGTAATAATGTGATGGGAAAAGCACTTATTTTGGATACCCCTATGGGTAAGATTGTAAAAGGTCTTGTTGAAGGTGGTGTGCAACTTGGAGTGTCTAGTCGTGGTATGGGAAGCCTTACGATGAAGAACGGTGTTAACCATGTAGCAGATGATTTTATGCTGAATACAGTTGATATTGTTCAAGATCCTTCTGCACCTAATGCATATGTAAATGGCATTATGGAAGGAGTTTCTTATGAGCAGGATAGACCTGGTCATTTCGTTAAGGTAATTGATAAAGGTGAGACAGAAGTGAAAGAATCTAAAGTGACGTTCTCGGAAGAGCAACAATCTGCAGGTTTTGAGCATTTCCTCTCTAAACTATAATCTCTATAGGAGAAAACATAATGTCTGAAGTTAAAGACGAAATTGTTGAAGACGTAGCAGAGGTTATCGTAGAGGATACGCAAGTAGACGCAACGGTGGAAACACCAGAAGCACCTCTTACGGAAGCTCGTACAGTATCAGCAATACAAGCATCTATGGCAGGAATGTCTAAAGATGGCCTTGACGCGATCTTCGAAGCAGCGAAAAAAGCAGAAGCGAAAGCTAAAGTGGAAGACGATGAAGAAGAAGAGGACGATGAAGGTGATGAGGACGAAGGCGATGTAGAAGAAGGAAAGTCTAAGAAGAAAGAATCAGTAGACGACGAAAAGGATACAGAAGGAAAAGTCAAGAAGAAGAAAATGAGTAAACTTGATGATCCTAATGCCGAAGTAGAAGTAACTGCTGAGAAGAAGAAATTTAAAGAAGATGTTGAAGCGTTAATTAAAGACGAAGATACATTATCTGAAGGTTTCAAAGCGAAAGCTGAGACTATTTTTGAAGCTGCACTGCAATCGAAAATCATTTCTGAAACAGCAAAATTAGAAGAGAGATATGCTTCTGATCTAGCTGGTGAAGTTGAAGCTATTAAAGAAGATTTAGTTGA